TCCTGGAAGGTGCTGTTGGTGCCGAGCGGAACCAGCATCGCCTCATCGTCGGCGATGAACTTGCGAGCATTCCCGCTCGGGTCAGTGGTTGAGGACTCGATCGGCTCAAATGCGATTCCGGCGAAGGTGAACCGCCCGCTTACGTCGGCGGAAAGGTTCTGACCCTGCTGCGTGTTGAAGTACTTGAAGGCATCCTTGACACTGGAGTGCTTGATGAGGGCGTCGTAGAACGTCGGCGAGCAGAGAGCGATGGCGCCAGTCATCGTGTCGCCCTTGAGGTTCGTGCGCATGTAGCGGAGCGCCGTGCGGCATTCCTCATTGACGTCAGTCGTCGACTGATCGAGTTCGAAAGACTGACTCTGCTGAGTCAGGCCGAACTCGTCAAAGAAGTCATAGATCTCGGTTGCGTCGGCATCTAGCACGATACCCTTGAGAGCGTTCAAGCGAAGCCACTCGCGCGTGAGATCGTGCTTCATGCGCATTTCGGCCAACTTCCGCGCCATCACCGAGGCAATCGTCTCGGTCATGTTGTCGGATCCGAACGCGCGGACGTTCTGGACGTCCTCTGGCCGGATCACGTCTTCGAGCGGAAAGTGAGGCACGGTGAAGCTGCGCAGTTTGCGCTTTGCCGTGGTGTTTTTCGGCACCGGGCCGCCGCGGGGCTGGCTCTGAAGCAAATTCAGGACTCCGTTCAGCTCTTCCACGCTGAACGATGTCGTGGTAATGGAGCGCGCCTGGAAAATGCCGAGGCGTTCCGTGATGCCGATGACGCGCTGGGCGTCCGGCACCTTGTTGATCGCCATCGTCATCGAAATCAGATCGTAGCCGGTGGCGGTAAAGGGATTGGTGGTCATGGTGTTCTGTCGTCTCCTTTAGGCCGCGTCGGCCTGGATAATTCCGAGCGCCAGCAACTGCGCGAGCGCTGCATTTTTCTGGTTGTTGGTTGCGCCTGCGGGCCACGTCAACTTGCCGGGAACGATTCGCGCATTGCGCACAAGCGCAACACCTTCTCCCGCCGAGCCATCGGGCGCCGTCGCATCGCCGATCAAAATCCCTGCCGCATCCTCGATTCCGGTTGCGCCGCTGAAATCGATCTGCTGATAAGTTCCGGCACCGGCGGCCACCGTGATGGTGAATGCATCGCCAGCGGCGGAATCCGGGGTGCCGTCCGTGATGGTGAACGTGAGATGCGTCGTGAACTGAGTGCCCACGATGGCATGCCCGATCACGATGCCGTCCGGATCTTCGACCTGGAATCGGCCAGTGGCGCCACCAAGAACGCAGGTCAGGCGATACACGCCCACCTTCGCATCGGCGCCAACGGTGGGACTGGCTGTAATCGTGCTGCCACCAGTGTTCCCGGCTACCGCAGCCCCGGTCGCGGTACCCTTCGAGATTTTCCCGAGCACCATGCCGTCGGTCAACGCACGGGCGGATCCGCTGCCTGCGGTGATGGTGATTTTCTCTCGGGAGTAGTTGCGGTCCTGCTCCCATGCGAGCCAGTCCGAAAGATAGTTGCGTTCGCTCAGTGTGGACATTTACGCCACCTTCCCTTCTCCGCCGAGCGCCTTCATGGCTTTCATGAGAGGCCCGTTTGCGGGTTCATAAATTTCGGTCGTGCCGGTCTTGGGCAACGGGTTGCTGCGAATTTCCCGGCTGCTCTCGGCCTTGGAGTCGATCAGCGCAGTGCGGATCTCCTCCATGGTTTTGCCTTTACCGCGCATTTCGAGCATTTCCGCGGTCTTGTCCGGCAATCCGGCTAACTTGCAGAGCTGACCGATTTCCTGCGCTTCGGCAAAGGGTGGCGTGGCGGGCTTCGCAGCTTCTGCCTTCGCCTGCACGGGTTCTTCCTGCTTCTGCTTCACTACTCCCTCGGCAGCCGCCGCGGCGCCCGCCTGTTTTACGTCGCTCATAGAGACTCCTGCGTGTGAATTCGCGCCGGCGGGTGCCTGCGCGGAGGTAGTTGGAGCGGACACTTTCGCGTGGAACTTTTCCATGACTTCCTCGATCGTGCCGACGGCATCGGCAAGCCCCGAGGAAACCGCGTCGGATCCATGCATAAGCGCCGCCCCCAATGTCGTAATGGCGTCAGCCGACAGTCTGCGCCCACGGGAAACAAAGGCCACGAAGGACTCGTACAATCGGTCCACCTCGGCCTGAATCTTCGCTTGCGCCTCTTTCGAGAGAGGCTTGTATGGATTTCCGTCGGTCTTCCCCTTGCCCGCTGAAATCAGCGTTACCCCAATCCCCTCTTTGTCGAGCATTCCGCTGAATTCAACGTGTGCCGCATACACGCCAATGGATCCAACTCCGCCGGAGGTGGGCGCGGCATAGATACGATTCGCGGCAGAGGCGAGCAGGTAGGCTGCGGAGTAGGCGTTGACGTCGGCGACCGCCCACATGGGCTTCTTCTTTGCGGCGTCGGCCAGGAATTCCGCCGTCTCGAAAGCGTGATCAGTCGATCCGCCAGGCGAGTCGATACAGAGCAGAATGCCCTTGCAATTCGGATTGTCCAGCGCCGTTTGCACCTTCTCACGAATGCGCGAGTAGGTCGTACCGAACCACGGAGAATCCTCGGTAAGCATTCCGTAGACGCCAACCATTTCGATGTCTTCCGGATCGTCCTCCGGATCGTGAGGCTCGATGTAACCGGACATCGCTTTCTCTTCGATCAGAAGAGGGCGCGTGCCGTACTCCTGCAGAAACAATTGGGCGAAGCGGGGAAGGTTAGGCAACATTTGGTTTCTTCCTTTGTGGAGTTTGATCTTCCGGCTGCTGTTGCGCGGCGGTCCCCTTGTCGCGCCGCTCGAGCCCCATCGACTTTTCACGCTTCTGGTCGTCCGCGATCTCGCGATCGACGCGCTCCGGATCGTAGCCACGCTCTTTGATCGCCGCGGAGCGGGATTTGAGTAGGTTGTCGATCGCCAGAACTTCGGCTTCGAGATCTTTGAGCGGGTCCACCCACGGCCAAGCTTGAGGCCTCCACTCGACGCGAAGGTACTCGCTCGGGCGGCGCACGTAATCGAGGGCATTGATCACACCAGCCAGCGCGGCGGCATCCAGCCAAGCCTTCCAGATCGGCCGGCAGAACTGAAACACCATGACCTGGAACTGGAACATTTCGCACCGGCGGCGGAATTCGAGCAGTCCCGCACGGATCGAACTGTAATTGACTCCGGTAAGGTCGCCGGTCAATTGCTCGTAGGTCGCAAACATGAACCCGGCGGCCACCTTACGCAACTGCAGGCGCATGTATTCGGGATACATCCCGCCGACATCGGAAGGCTCGGCGAATGTGATTTTCTTCCCGTTCGGGAGAACTTGAATCGTCCCTGGCTCGAGCCCGCCCATCGGCGTTCCGTCGTCATCCTCTTCGTCGGTCTGCAGCAACGGGTTTGCCGGATCGTAATCCTCGATGAAGCCGGCAAACATCGCCGCAATTTGTTTTCGCATCAGCTCGGCCGAATCGTACTTCTCAATTTCGTGCAACTGAACGAGGATTTTTGCGAGCCAGGTTTCGCCGCGGTGCTGCCCGGCGCGGATCGGCCGAAAGACATGCAGCACTTCCGAGGCCGGAATCCGCTTCGGCTCATTGTTCACCCGTTGAATGTTGTCAGAGGGGTGCTCGGGATACATCCAGTACGCCAGCCGCTTCTCCGGCCGAACGGCGCCGCCGGAGCTGAACTCAATCCCGCTCCGCACGTAAGAGGAGCCGAATTCCTCGTTCTTCCACAGTGGGACATGCTCTCCCTCGATGAGTTGAATTTGCAGCGGAACAGTAAGCCCGTCGGAGGCGCGCCGCGGGCGCAGTCTGGCAAACACCTCCCCCGCCTCGACCGTTTCCCGGCACGCCAGCGCCTGCAGGCCGTAAAAATCGGACACGCCGGCGGAATCCGCTTCGTCCGTCCACGCCGCCCAGGCCGTATGAAGTGCTTCGCGAATCCTCGGGTCCGAGTGCTGAGACTGCGGAACAATTCCAGAGCCGATCGCGTTTGAGACAAAACTCTCGACTGCATTCCCGGCCCACTGGTTTCGCCGAATGACATCACGCGCCTTTGTCCGCAGTTCCTCGCCGGCTCCCTGCAGCAGGGCATTGATGCTCTCGTTGCCCGGGCTCCAGTTCTGAACTCGGCGGCGGCCACCTACCGCGTCATAGCTCGGCGTCAAGGCGTTCGCGGCCGCGCGCAGAGGGGCGGCCACCCATGCGGCCATCCGCTGCATTACTGTGGCTTGGCGTTTCAATATTCCTTCGTGTAGAGGCGAATTGTTTTCGCGACGGTCGTGCCGCTCTCTTTGTCGATCTCGCTGTCGATGATGGCGAGAGCCTTCTCCATGGCCGTGATGTCCTGAAACGTTACGCTCTTGTCGCCCTTTGTGAGTTGCTTGTGGGCGTTTGCGATGTTCTTGAGGAGAGTATCGCGTCGAGTTTGTAGTTCTGCGAGGGTCATCGTCCGAGCCAGTTCGAGCGGAACACGCGCGGCATCTTTGCCTTCGGTCGCGGAGCCTGTACCTGATATGCCGGTGGGGGAGGAGCGGGCTCCTGCGAATAGATGGCAGCGGGAACCTGTGGGATAGGCTCGACCTCCGGCGAAGGTGCAGGAACCGGAATCTCACCGGCCGGAAGAACTATCGCCTCGATCCGCCTCCATTCACGCTCGCTGAATCGATCCACGCCCAACTGGTGAGCTCCGGCGCGGGAATAGACATGACAGTCCATCGCCTCGTTCCGATCTCTCATTTTTTCCCACTGATGAATCCGGTAGCCCTTGTTGTTCAGCTTCGTGACGAGGTGCTCCGCGGTGAGTTGGCGGCAGAACTCCTCGGAAACCTGCGGCAAGTGCAGGTAGCCGTTCGGATAAGGTTCCCCATCCTCCGGCTTGGGAAGGTTGAGGCGCCCGTAGAGTTCCGATTTCAGCTTCCCGGTATCGACCGGCCATACCCTGATTCCGCGCTTGATTTTGCGTCCGGCGATGTCCACATCGACCGGCGAAGGCTGCCCGACTGTCATTCCGCCCAAGCTCGTCCGACCGTCCACGGCCATCACGTCCGGCGTGTGCTGCTCGCGTACCCATCGGTACACCATCTGGGACTCAAAGCCGGAATCGACGCAGAAACGGGCGATGTTGAGCATCGCCCCGCCCGGGTGGCGGTAGGATCGAAGCCGAATCTCCGTCAACTCGCTCCAGATCTGCTCCTCGCTGGTCCGGCCGGACAGAATGACGTGATCGACGAGCCAGCATTGCCGATTTCGGCCCCATCCGTAGATCGAAACCTCGATGCGGTCCTTCTGGACGTCGGCACCAGCCGTCAGGAACAGCACGCCGGGCTGAACCGTGCCGAGAGAATGCGATTCGCGGCGCCCGTAGAGCTTTTCGCTGTCCGGCGCCTCTCCCGTCTCGCGATGAGTGAGCCCCAGGACCAGATTCCGGAACGAAATCATCTTCTCGTGATCGCCGAGGGCGCGAAGCCACTTGTTCGCAATCTCCATCGCCGTCACGAAGGGGGAATACGCCGCCCAAAGCCAAAATCCGCGCGTTCCGTGGAATGGTTTCGTCGCCTGCCAGCGTCCGGCACGCACCATACTCATCCGCTGGGCGTCATTCAGTCGGCCATTGCACTCCGGGCACTCAAACCATGCATCCACCGCCGTCCGAATCAGCTTTCCGTCCTCGTTTGCGAGGATCGCCTCCCCTTCGGTGTACTTCAGGTGTTCGAACTGCAGTACGAATTCGTGTTTGCAGTGATGGCAAGGGACGAAAAACTTGGACTGATCGCTCTCCTCGTACAGTCCGGCGATTGCGGAATTACCCTCGACCGTCGGCGTGCTGAAAAAGCCGAGTTTTCGGTTCCACCATGCCGTTGTACGCACGGAGAGGAGTTCGACCGGATCTCCCTCAGACCCGACATTGTCCTGCCAGCGGTCCACCTCGTCGCCGAGTGCCACGCGGATAGGCCTGCCGGCCAAACTTGCAGGGGAATTTGCACCGGCGAGCACCAAATACCCGCCGCGGAACTGCTTATCGAGGGTCGTGTTGCCTGAATTGCGGGCATTCGCCTTCGTGAATAGGCCGGTGAGCGCCGGGGTGTCGCGGATCATGGGCGCGATGCGTTTCTTTGAGAAATCTTCGGCCATGGTCAGCGTCGGCTGAACGATCATGATGGGGCACTGGTCACGGTGCGCGTAGTATCCGGCCACGTTTTCGAGAATGGTCGACTTTGCAACCTGTGCTGACGACATCACTACCACGCGCTGAACCGCCGGGTCGCTGAAAGCGTCCATGATTCCGCGGGCATACTCGGTCCGAGACGTGTAGTACTTGCCCGCTTCCGAAGCGGATTCGGGAGACAGGCGCCGCTCAGCGTCCGCCCACTCACTAACGGTCTGCCGTGGCGGGGGTGCCCATGCCTTCTGGCACGTTTTCACCGCCATCCGCAGCGCCGCCGCACTCTCCGGCGTCGATTTGTATGTCGTCTTCACTCAACTCCAGCAATGCTTCGTCGATCGCTTCGTCGATCAACAGCCGGCACCGGAAAGGGTCGATCTCCGTTGCCACCAGCGGGCCCAGTTTCGAGCCAATGCCGCGCAGTTTCGCGCGGGCAGATCCAACCATGGCCGCCCATGCCGCTTGCGCCGCCGCGATACTGACCGCTTGGCCGCGCTTTTCCGCCAACTCATGCTCGGCGAGCTCCGCCTCGGCCTCGATCTTTCGGCGTTTGGCCTCCTCGGAGCCGGTCGAAACCGATTGCCCCTTGGCTTTTTCTTCCGCCCGAGAGATCAGCCAATCGACGACATCCTTCACGGACATCTTCCACTGCTGCCCTTTGCGAAGCGGTCGCGTGTGAGCCGGGCAGCCGAGCCGCACCCAGCCGTCAATCGTGGCGAGATTGACACGGAGAAGCTCAGCCAGTTCCGACTTCGAGACAACCCCGCGATCGGGATGCGCTTCGGTCACCCGGCCCACTTGTACCGCCTCTCCATCTCACTCAGACTCCAGCCGAACAAGCCGGCGACCGCCCGGAGAGAACTCAGCGAAAGCCTTTCAATGAGCGGGCCACGCGGCGGCATCGGTGGGCACTCGGCCATTTCCACAACCCGGCCCTCGGCAATATCCCTCTCGCGGGCGAGAAAGCGTGCGCCGGCCGTCGATTTCATATCAGCCGCGCCACCTCACATACAGCCCGGTCTCCTCGTCGAAGCGCTTTAGGCTGATGAGGAACGGGTTGTGCGGAACCGGATCGCGATACGTAAACTTCAGGCTGTGGCGACCGGAGTTGGATTTCTCGTGGAGGTCGTTCGTGGGGGGCGGAATCAGTTGGATCGCGCGACAGATGGAACGCTTTCCGGACAGACTCTTCGCGGTTCCGGCAGAAACCAGCCCGCGCGCCCTAACTCCATGCAGAGTGCAGAGATAGCGCGCGTTCTCACCGAAGACCTTAACCTGGACGGCGTAAGTTTGGGCTTTTGAAGACACGTATTGTGGAGGGGGTTAGTTCGGTGGCCGGCCTTTTTCCCTGCTCGGCTTGCGCCTGGGGGTCTGCCGTAGACCAGTCTTCGATCCGCCACAGATCGAGGGAAGGGGGGGGTGCGGTCAGGAACATAATCTCACGGAAATGTTCCGGTGGCAAGGGCTACATAAGCGAAACTTATCGAAAGTGGCAAAATGATTCGCTGGACCATTAGCGATACTTATTTTCCAGCCTTAAGCCCATTTCTAACGCTTATACTCTAGCGCGATTATGCAATGTTCTCACC